GGATTACAAAGAGCTGTTCGACATCAACGGCGCAGCGTTCGAGTGGGTGGGCGAAGCCGGGACTCGCAGCCAGACCAATACGCCAGACTTGGCTGAAGTGGCGCCGACGTTTGGCATGGCGTCCGCCCGTCCACGCGCCTCCGAAGAGTCGCTCGATGATCTGTTTTTCGATGTTGAGTCCTGGCTCATTAACTCGGCTGCCGAGGCGATTGCCCAAGGCGAGGGCTTGGCCTTCGTCTCCGGCAACGGTACCAACCGCCCGACCGGCTTCTTGGCTGGCCCGACGCCTGTCACAACCGTAGATGCCTCGCGCGCATTTGGCACGTTGCAATACATTGCATCTGGTCAAGCTGCCGCGCTGCCGACGTCTGCCGACGTGTTCTTCGATCTTGTGTACGCGCTTCGCGCTCGATATCGAGCCAATGTCACTTGGGTACTGAATAAGCTGGTGCTGTCGTCTGTTCGCAAGTACAAGGACACCACTAACCAGTATTTGTGGCAGCCTTCGCTTTCGATGAGTCAGCCAGAGACCTTCATGGGCTACCCGATTGCCGAAGCCGAAGACATGCCCGCCGTCGGCGCCAACGCATTCCCGGTTGCGTTTGGAGATTTCAGGGAGGGCTATTTGATCGCTGACCGAGTAGGTATGCGTATGACGCGGGACGACATCACCGTCCCGGGTTTCGTGCAGTTCTACATCCGCAAGCGTGTCGGTGGCCGAATCCGCAACAGCCAGGCTATAAAGCTGCTGCGTATCAGCACGACCTAATCGGGGACAGGGGGCGGCGCCTAAAAACGCCGCCCTCACTTTTCTCGGCACGAAAGGGCAAAAAATGGATCAGTTCTTCGCAAACGGACGCCAAGGTCTTGGCACTGGCCTCATTGACATTGACACCGCAGCGATCAAGTCGGCTCTGCTGCGAGGCTACATTTACAGCGCGGCGCACACATTCGTTTCGGATGTCACCGGCGCTGGCGGTACGCTGGTGCAGACTAGTGGCGCGTTGACAACGCCTAGCTTTGCGGATGGCGTGCTCGACTTTGACGACGTGACATATACATCGGTGCCGTCCGGTGCGGCCATCGATGCCATCCTGCTTTTCCAATCAAGTGCCGTAACCGGCGGCGCGGACGTTGCCGCAAGCGCGCAACGCCTTGTGGCAATCATTGACGGTCGGTTTCGCTTCACCGTTGCGGCGGGGGCATCAAGCGGTGCAGTTGCCGTCACGGTTGACGCGATTCAGTTGGCTATTGCGAACAGCGCGGTAGCAACCAGGATTAGCGGCACCGGCCCAGCGACGATGACGCTTTCTTCGGCGGCCACGGCCGGCGCGCGCTCGCTGTCGGTCTCCGCGCTCGGGTCGTCCGTCTCGGCCGAAGCGGTCTATGAAGTGGCCTACTCAGGCTCGAACCTGCCAATCACGCCGAACGGTGGAAACATCGCGGTGACTTGGAGCAACGGCGCCAACCGCATTTTGAGGATTTGACGTGTCGATGCTTCTTCTCGCTCAGCGCCTGGCCGAGCCTGACGTTGCGAGCCTGCCTGACTGGCAGGCGGCCGAGGCGCTGAACTTGCCAGACCCGAGTCTTCCTCACGTCTGGCTGGCCGTTTCGTGCGGTCGCATACGCGCTTATCTGCTTTCGTCGGGCAACGTTTGGACAAAGCTAAAACTCGCTCGCAGTGACAGCGCGCTCACCGAAGAGACCCGGAAAATCGCAGAGACCGTATACGACGCGCTTGATTTGTTGACACATATCGACCTGAGTAATGCCTCTTATCGCTCTTTAGTCGAAAACAATCTGGCGTCCCTAGTTGACGCTGGAGTTTTGTCTCAGTTGCAAGTAGACGGCCTGCTTGCTTTGGGCCGTCGTCATCCCACGTGGGCTGAGGCCAACAACGTCTTAGTCGATGCGAGAAGCGTCGGCCTGGCGCGCGGCGCCCGGGAGTAGCTATGGCAATCGCCAAATGGGCCGCACCGTCCGCGCGCTCGAGCAACATCGCAGGCACGACGCTCAACTCTCTTGCCAACGGCAGCGAATCGACAGTCGTCACCTACGACAACAGCACGGCTCTAGACCTATACAGCGTCGTCACAATCAAGCTTGGGAGCATCACGCCCGCAACGGGAGGGAGTATTACCCTTCGCGTGACCCTGAGCGACGGCACGGATACCGCCGACCGGATCGGCGGTGACCTGTATGTCGCGCCCTTGACTAGCGGCGCGGGTGCAAAGGTGGCCGTTATCAATATGGTCCGCCTGTATCCGTTTTCGATGCGCCTCTCGGTCGTGAACAATGCTGGCGTGACGTTTGCCGCGTCTGGCAACGAGCTTTATGTTCGCCCGTGGAACGAGGATATTGCGTAATGCCGCGCGGCGTGAATGCGCTGGATGAGGCGCGGTTGCAGGGTCGGCTTTGGTCGCCCCGCGTTCTCAATCCAACCCTATGGGTCAAGGCCAATGAGCCGGGAACACTGACGGTCTCTGGTACGACGGTGACTGGCGTGAGGGATGCAGCGTCTGGTGCCGCATGGACCGTGGCAGGCAGTATTGGGCGCGATCTAACGCAGCTTGGCGGGCTGCCGACGCTTCGGCTGAACAACGCCACCGAGAATCAGATTCTGACGATAGCGCAATCTTACGCTGGGAATGAAATCACTCTGGTTTCACTCCATAGAAACAGATCGGCTGGGGGGAGAATTAATTTCGGAAGACTGTTCTCACTATGGGCAGCAGGAGTAAACGACTTTTCTGGTACCAATGGCGGCATTCTGACCTATGGTGTAACCGGAGCGAATGGCGTTACTTTTTACCGAAATCTTGCAATCGCGGCGTCCATTTCACCGCTGATAAACGATGTGTGGGGTTGCGTTGTCGCCACGCGATCAGGAACGGCGGTCACCATGTCGCTTGACGGCGGAACACGGACAACCGGAACCACAGCCGCAGCCAACTTCAACTTTGGTAATGTGCGGATCGGTAACGATGACGGGCCGCGTGCAGACAGTGGCATGGATGGATACATCGCCGAGAATTTGCTTATCACGCGCGCATTGTCGCCGCCCGAGGAATTTGCGCTTACGGGGTATCTAGCTTGGGAATGGGGGCGCGCCGGGACGCTTCCAGCCGCCCACCCATTTCGTAACCGCCCGCCGCTGATCGGGGACTGACATGGCATTGCGCGTCCGGGTGCCGCGCATTGCGCTGACCGGCGCATCTGCTCAGACGATCAACGCGGGCGGCTCAACAGAACGCGAGCTGGCCGGCGGCGCCGTTGTAATCAACGAGACCACTAGCCAGACGCTGAACATCGGCGGCTCGGCAACTGCCGAGGCATCCGGCGGCGTCGCAGCGGCCCCCGGGCAGGTCTCGCTATCGGCCGGCGGCGCGGGTGAAGTCGAGCGCGCAGGCGGGCTTGTTGCATCGGTTGCCGGCGTTACACTCGTAGTCGGCGGCGCGGCAACCGTAGAGGCCGCAGGCGGCGCGCAAGCGGCCCCGGGCGCGGTAACGCTGACGGCAGGCGGAACGGCAGCGCGTGAGGCCGCTGGTGGCGTCGCAGCCGCACTCGGACAAGTCTCGCTGACCGTTGGTGGTGCAGCAACCGCAGAAATCGCCGGCGGCGTTGCGGCGGCACTCGGGCAGGTTTCGCTTACGGTTGGTGGCGCAGCGGCCGTAGAGGTCGCTGGTGGACTTGCAGCCGCACCCGGGCAAGTCTTACTAGCTGCTGGCGGGGCAGTCGAGCGGGAGCGTGCTGGCGGCATCACCAGTTTGATCGTCGTCAGCATCGGCGTTGGCGGCACCGCAGAGCCAGAGCTGGCTGGCAGTGCGCAGGTTTTCCCTGGCCCAGCCACGTTATCCCTAGGGGGATATGCTGAGATACCAGGTATTGGCGGCATCGTTATTAGCTCGGGCGCGGTATCCGTCTCGGCTGGAGGCCGGTCAGAGATTGAGCGAGCCGGCGGCGCATCGGCCAGTGTTGGCGGCGATGCGATAAGAGTCGGCGGCGTGGCAACTGTAGAGACTGCGGGCGGCATTGCGGTAGCGGTGTTTTCGCAGCTTCCGCTAGTGGCGGGCCGCCCGGACGTGGTGCGCCCAACTGCGGCGCGCTTAGGCAATCAGATTGGCGGCCGGCCTAATTTGGGCCGGCGGTAGGGGGCGGCATGCGAGTACGGGTAATTCAAGAGCCGGCATCGGAGCCGGTCAGCCTGAGCGATGCCAAGCTGCACCTGCGCGTTGATGGCAGTGACGACGATGTTTTGATCTCCGTTCTTATCGTCGCCGCTCGACAGTCGGCCGAACACCAGACCAGCCGCGCACTAATCACGCAGACGCTGCGCCTAACGCTTGATGCGTTCCCGTCAGGTAGTGATGGCGTTGAGCTTCTACGGCCGCCAGTGCAAAGCATCTCCGCTGTGCAATATGTAGATGCGTCAGGAAATACTGTGACGCTATCGACCATGCAATACGGAGTCGATACTGTATCGCAGCCGGCATGGTTGCTGCCGGTCTACGGCACTTCCTGGCCAGCCACAAGAGACCAGGCGAATGCCGTGCAAATCGACTACGTAGCGGGCTATGGCACAGCGGCTGCCGTGCCGCAGGCCATTAAGCAATGGATGTTGCTTGCCATCGGCGACATGTACGCAAGCCGCGAAGCAACGGTGATCGGCACGATAGCCGAGCGCCTTAGTTTCGTTGACCAATTGCTCGACCCGTATCGCGTTTGGAGCGCTTGATGATCAGGGCCGGCAAGCTAGACCAGCGCGTCACCATTGAGCAGCCGGTAGAAGTGCGTGACGCAGACTACGGAACAATGGTCAAAACGTGGTCGCCTGTGGCAACCGTATGGGCAGCGGTAGAGCCGCTGTCAGGCCGCGAATTTTTCGTCAATCAAGAGCAGCAGAGCGAGTTGACCACGCGCATTC